CCGAAGACCCGTGGCGTGGCCATGACCAACGACTGGGCCATGACCAAGGCGAAGCAGGCGTACACGTTCAGTCAGGTCCCGGAGGTTCGACTCAGCCCGAAGAAGGAGCAATCCAAGACTGCGATTCCGGTATTTGCCAAGGTCCTGAACGACACGTTGAAGCTCAGTGGCGTCGGCGCGGCGATGAACGAGATTCCCGCCGACGTGTTCAACGCCGCGGGTATCGGAATCGTTCTTGTCTCGTACGAGAGCACAACTGAACTGGTCAACGTTCCAGTGGACCCGCTCGTGTGGGCAGTGACCCATCCCGACGAGGCCGCACCAAGCCATCAGACCGTCGAATGGCCGGCCGACAAGGCGTTCCGCACCACGCGCATCTCTCCCTCAGACCTTCTGGTGCCCACTGAATTTAAGGGCTCCGACTTCGATTCGTGCGCGTGGATTGGCCATACCGCCAGATGCACATGGGCCGAGGCCCGGCGCCGATGGAACCTCACCGAAGAGCAGCGTGGGAAGGTCTGTGGCACCAGCGATGGTGAGAGTGACGCGCTGACCCCTGACACATCAGAGCGCGCCGATTGGGTCGATTCCAAAGAAGTCGAGTTCGACGAGCTTTGGTACAAGTCTCACCTGTTCGACGCCGGGCAGGTTCGGTTCGCCGCGTTGCATCATCTCGTGTTCGTCCGCGGCATCGACAAGCCCGTGGTGGACCAGCCGTGGGCGGGTCAGAAGTTCAACGAGCAGTCGCGGTCCTACCTTGGCGCATGCCGATTCCCACTGCGCTGCATCACCGTCACGTACATCTCGGACGAATCGCTGCCCCCGAGCGATACCGCGATTGGACGCAGCCTCGTCGATGAACTCGGCCGCTCCCGGTCCCAGATGCTGGAGCAGCGGGAGTACTCGAAGCCGATGCGGTGGGCGAATCCACATGGGTTGGACAAACCGAGTCGAGACAATCTTCGCAAGGGAAACTGGCAGGACATCATCTGGACCAACGGGATGGAAGGCAGCAAGGTCATGGGCGAACTGGCCCGTGCGAGCTACCCCCGTGAGGATTTCGAGTTCAACAACGTTGCGACCCGTGAACTTCGCGAGGCGTGGAGCCTTGGCGAGAACCAGAGCGGTGCCTACTCCGCGACCGGGCGCAGTGCCAGCGAAGCGAACATCACTCAGACAAACTTCCAGACCCTGATTGGATACGAACGGGCACGATTCGCACAGTTCTACGTCGGCATCAGTGAAGTCATGGCAGGGCTCCTTGCCCTGTATGGCGATTTCACCATCCCTGAACTGTCACAAGAGGATGTGGCTCGGCTCGGCACGTGGGACCGGGAACACATCAACCAGCACTTCGAGTTCTCGGTTCGGGTCGATTCGACGGTGCTGCTCGACGCCACAGCGCGGACACAGCAGCTTCTGAGCGTCCTCAACTACGTCGGCAACGCCCCTCCGGACAAGGTCGATATCGATGTCGAGCCCATCCTCCGCGAGATTGTCGAACTCAACGGACTCGACGCAGACCGCATCGTTCGGAAGCCACAACCGAAGGGGCCGAAGCCGCTGAACATGTCGCTCCGCAACGCCGAGGACGTGGCCGCGTTCATGCCATTCCTCGTCAAGTCGGGTCAGGCGCCATCGCCAGAGGATGTGGAAACGGGTCGAAGGATTGTCGCGGCGATGCAGGCCCCGATTGTGCCGATGCCCTTGGGTCAGTCAGCGCCACCAGCCGGGTTCAGCCCGACGAGCATCACGGCTCCAATTGGTGCACCGCCTGAAGGCGAGCGCACCGAGTGGACCACGATGCCGCGCATCAACAGCCGCAACAACGCGGAGTAATCGGAGCAATGCCCTTCTACGACCTGACCTGCGCGAACCAGCACGAGCAGCACAACCTGTACTTGAAGGTTGGGGACCGCCCACCTTGCCCCGCCTGCGGTGAACCCACCGAAACGCTGTGGACGACTCGCGCCAATGCGGTCATCGGCGATGACATCCCCGGTGGCTACACCATCGAGCACGGGGTCTGCCACGCCAACGGAGCGCCGCGCACGTTCTACAGCAAGGCCGAGATTCTGCGTGCGGCTCGGGAGAAGGGCCTTGAACAAGCGGTCCGTCACGTCACTGACCCACGGAGTGGGAGCGACAAGAACCGCTACACCACATCGTGGGCCGGTAGCGCCGACCTGACCGACTACGACGACCCGGAGGTGCGTCGGCAGCGTCAACTAGCGATGGCGCGGCATGCCGGGATGACACTCGATGAATACCTCGCCCTGACGAGCAAGCGTGTCGCCGTCTCAGGTCGTGACGCCCAGTTTGAAGCCGACCTGGCCGTGGCTGCCCGATTGGTGGGTGCGCGTTGACCTTCGACGAAATAGTCACCGCGGTTTGCGACCGTGCAGACCAGACGAGCACCACCTCCGTCGCTCGCATCGGTCGAAGCGTGAACGCGTTGTACAAGCGGGTCACCGTCGCATGCGGGTTGGACCTGACCAGCCGTATCGCCACGGTGAACGCCAGCGCCACCATCGGCAATCGCAAGCTTACGTTTTCAGGGATTGAGAAGGTCCTTCGCATCCTCGACGCGGATGGCAATCCGCTCGACCAAGAGTCGATTGACGTGCTGGAGCGAAGCACGCCCGGTACGGCCGCACCGTGCAAGTACGGCGTGTATCGAGTGAACGCATCTGCCGTCACGGTGCTGCTCGATGTGACGCCACAGACGGCGTTCACGCTCTGCGCTTCCGGACTGGAGCGCACCACAACCCTGAGCGGCAGTCAGGAGCCAGCGTTTCCGGAGAGCTATCACTTCATCCTCGTCGAAGGTGTGTTGTACGAGGAACTGCGCAAAAAGCAGGACTGGACCGGGGCGAAGCTGGCCAAGCTCGAATCGGAGCAGGGCATTCGCGACCTGAACCTGTTTTTGGAGACATCCCCGTCCTTTACGAACCGGCAGAGCGAGGCAGCGCGATAGGCGACATGGCTGACCTGCTCATCCGAACCCTGCGAGGCGGACTCAACGACAGCGATTCTCCGGCATCACTGCCCGACGACATGGCGGTGGTCGCCTGCAATATTGAGTGGCGCGAAACGACTGTCGGTGAAAGGCGCCGGGGCTCTCTCGCGATTGATGGCGGGCCGCTCGGCACGCATGACCGGGTCACCTTTCTGTACCGGCACGTCCCAACCACCGAAGGCGCGGATGCGCAACTGTGGGGACTCGGCGTCACCGGCACGAGCAGCTACACGCTGGCGTACAAGTCGAACACGTGGAACATCGTCAATCCCGTCGATGACATCGTCGTTACCAGACCGGCGCAGTTCCAGCTACAGGCACAGGCGCTGCACGGCAAGCTCTTCATCGCGTTCAAGAGCGACGTTGACCGGTTACACGTCTTCGACGGCACCACGTTGCGTCGCACCGGATTGCCCGAGCCGGATGCACCGACCGCGAACGACACCGGCAGCGGCAGCTTTGCCAATGCCCGCTACTACCGGGTCCGATTCACCGAACAGGACGGAAACGGCGCGACGCTTCGCCGCGGCGAGCCATCAGAGACGCTGAGTTTTACCCCGTCGGGCTCGGGGGCCGGTGCCGTCGTGACCCGACCTGCACTCGTCGGTGAGGGTGAGACGCATTGGGAGTTGGAGGCGAGTCTCGATTCAGAGAACTGGTTTCGCATCGCGACCACCGCTGTCGCCACGAGCACGGTCACAGACTCACAGCCGTACGACAACGGGTACTCGGATATTGGCACCCTGTCGGAAACGATTGGCGATTACACCCTGATTCCGAGCGGACGCTTTCTCGCCGCTGACGAGGACCGGCTGATTGTCGCCGGCAGCTTCGAGGACGCCAACGCCGCCAGCCGTGTCCGATGGACGCCGGTCGGCAACGACCCCGGCGACGGCAACGACGAGCGCATCCCCATCGAGACAGCCAATGAGGTTGACCTTGACGGACGCGAAGGCGGTGGGCTGACCGGGCTCAGTCAGAGCATTCACGGCTACCTGTACGCGTTCAAGCTCGGCGCCATCTACAAACTGGTTCGCACCGATGTGCGCCAGCACGCCTACGAGGCGATGGCCATCACCAAGAGCCGCGGCGCGATTGAAGGCAGCATTGTTGACGCCGTGGACGAGGCGGGCCGGCCCGCCGTGTTCTTCATCGACCCGACTGTGGGTGGGTGTGTGCTCGGCGCCAATGGGCTCCAGACGTGTGGACTGGATATCCGGGCCACATGGCGGCGACTGAATCTGGACGCGACGGTCGTGGTCCGCGGCGTGTACTACCCCGAGGCACAGCAAATCCACTGGTGGATTGCCGTTGACGGCGCGGACACACCGAATCTGCGCGTGGTGCTGCACATCGGTGAGATGCGCCTCACCGCTGCCGGGTATCGGCGCGGGTGGGCGGTCTGGAACGGTGCATCGGCGAATGCCTTGGCGTCATGCCTGTTCGCCGAGAACGTGGATGACAACGAGTCCCGGTCGCTGCGACTGGTGCCGCTCATCGCACTGGAGCCGGAGCCGGGCGAGGAAGAGTCCGAACCCACGGGGTGGGTGCCTGATTCCGACATTTACGCCGAGTTCTCGGGCGGACACCTTGGGAATCAGTCGAGCATCACCGCGATGAACGCGCCGGCCGGTGATTCATCGATGGCCGCGGCGCTCGCCGACGACAGCGATGAGAGCTTCGTCCAGATGCGGTTCAACCGGCTGAGTGCGGCGGATGTCTTTTACACAGTCGTCGAGTTCGCCCCGTATACCGACCCCGGCGTAGACACCGGGCATGTGCTGCATCTTCGGTGGCGTCAGCGTACGCCGAATCTTGGCGGTGCAGGCGCGTTCATCCAACTCGGAATGGGATGGGACCCGGACCTGAACCAGTTCACCACGGTCATTGCCAACTCGGCTTCCATCGTCTTTCCGCTGGCCAACACCTTCACCGATTACCCGATGACGTTGAACGCGAACGCGGTGCAGGCGCTTCGTGCCGCCAATGGGTACTCGGCACTGCAAGCCATGCTGCTGCTCTCGTTCACCAGCATCCCCACGCTTGAATCGAGCCCCATCGACGTGGATGTGTCTCGCCTCTACATGGAGGCGCCGTAACCGATGGCCGTCACCGCCACCAGTAACGGACAGCAGACCATCAAGCTGACCGAGCCGTCGCCACCGAGCTTCGCGCACGTCACGATGTTCCGGGTCTTTACCTTCACCCCGGCACATGGCAGCGGGTATCAGGACATGTTCGTGCTCGGCAAGGACCCGTCACAGCCGTACGACGACAGCAATATCTGGCTCGGCATCGACGACGATGGGGTCACGCTGGCGCTCGACGTGTACATCGATGGCGTCGGCGACACCTACACGCTCGGCCCGGCGCTCGTTACCGGAGTGACGTACGCCACCGGGTACGTGCTCAGCGGCAACAGTCATGTGGTGTACCTGTGGTCAAGCGATGGTGCGTATGACTGGACCCCGGTCATTACCGCAAACGCCGCGCCACCGTCGCCGATTCGCACGCCGTGGCTCGCCATCTATCCCGGTCACATCATCAACGCGAACAAGATATGGCTGGCCGCGCTGACGCCCGCGCAGCTTGCGTTGGAGCGAGCCTCGATTTATCCAGTGGTCACGGCCAACGTGTACGGCTACTGGCCGTTTCTCAACCGATTCGACACCGAGGACTGGTCCGGCAACGGGCACCGGTTTAGCACGAACTACAACCCCTCGGGTCTGTTGGGTGCGCCGAACTATTCGGGTCTAGCCGAGAAGGCGTTCATTTACCGCCAGAACTTCTCACGCGGCGACGGCTCCATCATGACGCCGAACTCCGACGACTGGTCGGCGAACACATGGAGTCGTACCGGCGGCGACACGCTCGGCTCGAATAACGCAGACACGGTCTACCCCGAGGCGGTGCGGTCCGAGAATATCGATATCGTCGCCAACACCGGTCCGAACGGTGAGGCGACACTGCAAGCCAACGAGAACACGGCCAACGCGGATGCGCAAATCAGTGCGCTGGTCCTCGCCGGCTTCGGTCCACTGACCAGCCCCTACCCGTCTCACGGCTGGTGGAACGCGAATCGAGGCAAGGTCACGGTGGATTGCCTGTTCGACGCCGACTCGTGGGACGTACACAGCTACTTTCCGGTCGTGGTCATCAACGGTTCCGGACTCTACGACGAGACGTTGCTGCTGGCCACGAATACAGCGAACAGCGCCGCGGCTGACCTGCAATTCAACCTCACCGTCACCAATTGGGCCAACGGGTCCATTGACGGCACCAGCTACTACTCGAACGTCGAATCGTCACGCATCGCCACCGAAGGCAAGTTTCAGCGATTCGAGATTCAGTGGAAGTGCGGCACTGTGACCGGTGACCCGATGACGAGCGTCGCCTCAGACGGATGGGTCAAGGTGTGGTGGACCAACGGGAGCGTTGGCCCGGTGCTGATTTTCGACATCAGCGGCATCGACCTGTTCTTCAACGAGGGCACGGACCAGAAGGCGTCAGGCAGTCAACAGGGACTGAGCGCCAGCACCATCGGCATCGTGAATTGGGCGCGGGCGATTTGGCTCGGTTTCTACGGCATGTGGCCGACCACGAATCTCGAGGTACACGACGACCACGACGCCGACGTTGAGGCACGAGACGTGGTGTGGCGCACCGACACGGGAGACGACGACAACGGCGAGGCGTATCACGCCGTGTTGAAAACAAAGCCGTTCACACCCGCATCGATTCTCCACTGGTTCGGCATCGGCGCTGGCGCGGTGATGGCCAAAGCGGCCAATGCCGTTTCGCTGGTGGTCAGAGCGGTCCGCGACTACGGCCTTGAACCGAAGACGGTCACCGCCAATCTGTCGCCGCAGGGCTCCGAAACACGTGTGGTGAAACGGCTCGACGATTTGAGCTTCAGCGAGTTGACCACCGTGCAGATTGAGATTTCCGACCCGGACACGCCTGCCGGCCGATGGGAAGTCGATGAGATTGCGTTGAAGCAGCGCGCCGAGGCTCGCAGCTAATGTCGTTCAGCGTCAGATACCGCGAGCTATTGCCGCTTGCCACGGCAGACGAGTTCGACGCGCTCCACGCCAAGCTGCGCCAGATGTTTCGAGGCTTGGACGCGAAGCAGACCCTGTCCACGACCATTGACCAGTCGGTGACGAACAACATCGTCACCGCGCTTGAGCGCGTCGGTGGTGCGCTGAAGAGCCTGCGCCACTACAACACGTCGCAGACGTTCACGACGGTGGGCGGGACTGTTGATATCCCCATCGTCACGGTCAACCCGGTTCGGTCCGTGGTGATTCACACCGCGCCGTTGGGCGGTGACCACGTGCTCGGCATTGGTGGCATCGTCGATGGCGGCTCGAAGGTTCGGTACACGCTGATGTCCGGCACGACCCCGGTCACGATGACGTGCAATTTCTGGGTCTTGGAGCACACCGAGGAAGGCGACGAAGGACCGGCCGGGATGCTCAACCTCGCCGACCTGAGCGATGTCGAAACCACCCTGCCGGCCAACGGCGACTCGCTGCTCTATGACAGTGGTGGCGGGACGTGGACGAACCAGTCGGTCCACCAGCGTGGTACGAGAAGCGGACAGCCCGCGGCCAGTTCGGTCCTCACGGGTACGTTGTATTTCGTCACCGATGAAAAGGTCATTGAGCGCAGCAACGGCAGTGCATGGCAATCCTATGGGACTGCCACCGCATCGGCCGGATTGACCAGCATCAGCATCAACGGCCCAATTGCAGCGAACTCCTTCGCGAGTGCACAGGGCACACCGGCAACACTCGGCGTGGTGCGTCTGAACAACGCGGGAGGCATCTTCAGTCGGAACGCTGGCAACACGGGGGACATCGGCATGTTGGTCGTGTCGGCCAGCGACAACCTCGTCATCGGTCCCACGTCCGGCGCCAGCGACATCGCGCTACAGACCAACGGTGCCATCCATTGGCGAATCACCAGCGCCGGAAATTGGAAAGCGGAAGCCGGTACCCAGTTGATTCAGTGGGGCTCGACATCGGGCTTTCCGGCGTTGAAGCGCAGCAGTACACAACTTCAGGTTCGACTCGCTGACGACTCGGCCTATGCGCCGCTGCGAGCCTCAAACCTTGGAATCGGCGCGGACGGCAATGCCTCTGAGCTTGTGAACGTGGCAGGCGCAACCGGTGTGACCGCTCCCCGCATCAAGATTGCGAGCACGAGCACGACGCAGTTTTCGTCCACCGGCCTGACTATGTCTCAGACCGAGGTGGCGGACGCCCACACCGAGTTCCACTTCTTCGCCGAGAAGTCGTCGGCCGGTGCAGCGAACGGCGCGGCAACGTTCGGGATTCGACGACGCAACGCCAGCCAGTCCGAAGCCGCAACGCATTTCACCATCGACGGCAGCGGCAACATCGTCCTAAACGTTGGCTTCACCGCGGGTGGTGGTGCATCGCTTCAGGGCAACGTCGGCATCAAAACCTCGGCGCCGGGCACTGCCCTCAGCATTGTCACCGCAGGTGGACTCAGTTGGGTCGGCCGTTCTCGCATCTACTCCGATGCAGACGGACGCATCACGCTACTGAACGCGGCCGAAACCAGCTTCACCCGGTTGATGTTCGGCGGCGCCACCAGTTCGTTTCCGGCGCTGACGCGCAACGGTACGGCGCTGGAAGCCAAACTGGCCGATGACAGTGCGCAGACCACGTTTCGGGCCTCGAAGCTCGAAGGTGCTGGCTCCGACACAGCGCCGGCCGGATTCAGCGCGTTTCACTTCAACCGACGCACGGTCACAGGTGATGCAGGCGGAACCAGCAACCCGATTGCGTGGGACTCGCAATTGACCACGGCTGGTGGCAACGTGTTCGCGCAGGCGCAGGCGTTCACCTCAATCATCAACCACGACGGCACGGCGAATCTGGTCATCAGTGCCGCGGGGACCATCTTGGGACGTGTCCGGTCCTCGGGCACCATCACCGCGCATAGCACGCTGGTGCTCGGGTTCGACTTCACCAGCACCGGCAATGTGACCAGCACGTTTCGACACTTGTTTCTTGGAGCGCCGACTAAGACCAGCACGGGCGACATTACCGGAGCCATCAAGGTCGTCGAGTTCGCGAACATCGGCCGCGCCACTGCCACGGACTTCGAGGGCATCCTCATGGCCGACCAGACGCAGGGGTCGGGTGTGGTGCGCGCATTCCGGACCCAGATTTCGAGCGGGACCAACAAGTGGAATGCCTATCTCGATGGCACGGCGCAGAACTATCTTCGCGGCAATCTCGGCATCGGCAGCGGCAAGTCGGCGCCAGCGGAAGCCCTCGACATCGCCGGCAATCAGGCACTGACCGGCTTCGTCCAGTTCACCGAGATGACCGCTCCGGCAGCCGGTGCATCCAATACGGCCCGTCTCTTTGTGGAAGACAACGGCGCCGGCAAGACCCGCCTGATGGTGCAGTTCGCATCCGGCGCGGCGCAGCAAATCGCAATCGAACCGTAACAAGGATTGAGCACAGGCATGGCCACGAACGACTACAACTCGACCGGCGAATACCGCTACGACGCGCAGGGCCGACCTTTGGTTGACGAGGTTGACGCCCGTCGTCTCCCCGGACTGGTGTACCCGTTCCTGATGAAGCAAGGGCGTGTCGCGAACTCCAGTACCACCGTGACGACACTCCCGGCCGGATGGGACGCTACCGGGTATCTCTCTGCGAACCCGGATGTACAGGCGCATTGGGACAACAACGTCAATGGCATTCAGTCACAGGCGAAGACCGCTGACGCATGGGCACGACAGCACTATGTGCAGCATGGCATCGCCGAGGGTCGAACCGGTGGAGCGCCGGCTCCCAACGGCGGCTATGTGCCGTATCAGGCGCCAGCAGCCGGCGCGGCTCCAGCCGATGCGCAGACCGCCGCGCCGTCACAGACACAGCAGCGCAGTGACGACCTGTACAACGTGCTGGTGCAGCGCGCCACTCAGAGTCTCGACGTGAACCGTGATGACCCGGCGTTCCGGGGCCAGCGTGAAGCCTTCGCCGCGGCACAGGAGCGCGCGAGACGCGCCTACCTCGCCGACGTTGCGGAATCATCGGGGCCACTCGCCAATCTGCGAGGCGAACAGCGACTGAGCTACGAACGCGCGGGTCAGAACATCGGCGGCTTCGAGGCGAATCTTGTTGCCACCGAGCTTCAGCGGCGCCGCGACGAAATCGCCAGTGCGCTGACGATGCAGGCGCAGTATCTCACCGCGGAACAGCAGCGAGAACTGACGGAACGACTCGCCGAGATGGACCGAGCGATTCAGTTGCAGCAGATGCAGATTGCGGATTCGCAGTTCGGTGCGCGCCTCGGCTTCGACCGCGAACAGGCCGACCGCACCTACGACCTGATGCGCCGGGGCATCTACCCCGGCCAGCAGCAGGACTAAGTCGCAGATAGGAGAAGGCAGTGGGATTCTGGTCAAACTTCGGAAGGATTGCGCTGATGGCCGCGCCGTACGTGGCCGCGCCGTTCACGTCGGGCGCTTCGTTGGCACTCATTGGTGCAGGGGCCGGCGCGGGGAGCGCGCTCGTCGGCGGCGGCGGCGTCAAGGAAGCTCTGCTCGGTGCCGGCATGGGCGCCATTCCCGGCGCCACATCCGCGCTGGCGAAGCCGGCGCAAATTGGCATTCAGGCCGGTACGAATGCTGGTGCCGGGTTGATTCCAACCAACCCGAGCAACATCGACGTGAATGCCGCTATCAATGGGCTCACACCCAATCCGATGGCAGCATCGACCGCGCAGCCGTCGCTGTGGTCGAGTCTCGCTCGCAATCCCGAGTTTTTGAAAACCGCGTCGGGCGCCATCGCCGCGGCAACGCAGGCGGCTGGCAAGAATCGAAGCTCGTTGCGCGACGCGCAGATTGCCGAGTACGTCGCATCGGGTGCGGGACCGAGCCCCGCCACATCGCGGCTTCGCACGCGAGCCTCTGACTTGGAAGAGGAACTGTTGAACCGGCTCACTCCGTCGTTCTGGGAGCGGTTCGGCACCTATGCCGCACCGGCCGCGGCGATTTACGCCTCCACGCTGCCGTCGTCGAGAAGCTAACCACCATGCCCAAGGACTACATCAACCCCGGTGCTGCCGCGGCTCAGAGCATCCTCAGCATGCTCACGGAGCGCGCGGCACAGCAGCGTCAGGCCGAACTTGACGCGATGAACCGCGCCAACGCGGAACAGACCCGTCTGGTGCAACAGCATCAGATTGAGGCGAGCAAGGCGGCCATGGCGCGTGAGCAGGAAGAGGCTACGTCGCTGCGGTCACAGCGTGACGCCGGAACGGCTCTCAACAATCAGAAGCTCACGCTTGGTGTGCTCGATACCGTCTCACCGGGCGCACATCTCGACACGACGCTTTCGACCCGGATGCGCCGTGACGGCCTGACCCATCTCATCGGCCCGTATCGCCAAAGTGAGACGGCAAACGGCCCAAGCGACGACCCGCGGTCATGGGTCAACGAGACGTTCCGCGGCACGCCACAGCAGCAGGCGTTGCAGCAGATGCTGGACGACCCGAACACACCCGACGACGTGAAGCGGTACATGCGCGCGCGCTCCGTCGCTGGCGACGAGAACTTGCCCTATCAGTTGTTCGAGACACCCGTGGCGCAGACCACGCCGGTCTTCAGGGTCGGTCGCAACGGGGGGATGCAGCAAATTGGCGAGGTTCCGAAGGGTGCGCACTTCACCAACGAACCAGCGCCATCGGGTACCGGTGAAGCCGCTGAGATGCGCCGAATCGGGATGTTCAACCGTGTCGCCGACGCGCGGGAACGCTCACCGCTGGTGCGAGCCGCGGAGCGAACCGTGGTGATTGACGGCATCGCCGAACACATTCTGAAAAATCCAACCGACGCGACCGCGCAGATGACGCTGTCGTATGCGTTCATTCAGGCCCTCGACACGTATCAGTCCGCGGTGCGTGAAGGTGAGCTTGCCAACATGGCGAGTCTCAATTCCCGCTTTAGCAACCTCGCACGCGAAGTCAACCGAATCATTGAAACGACCGGGACGATGAGCCCTGAAGTCGCCACCGCGGTTGCGAACGCGTCAAAGCAACTCGTCGGACTCATTAAGGCCGGAGCGAATACGAAGGAGCAAGAGTTCGCTCGCCGCGCCAAGGCATCGGGTGTGGGCGATTTGTGGGAGCAGACCTACGGCACCAGCGCCGACGCCGCTGCACCGCCACGCTCGTCCACCAACGCGTCACCCGGCCCCGCCTCGACGCGAACCACAAACCCCGCACCAGCCACGGCAACTGAGTTCGACTTCGTCCCCGGCAAGGGGCTCGTCCCGAGAACGAAGTAATGCCAATCAAGGTCAACCTGCCCGATGGGCGGGTCGTGAACTTTCCCGACTCGATGAGTCAGGAGCAGGTCACGGCCGAAGTGAACAAGCTGGTGTCAGCACCGCCGACGCCAGCCACGTCCGGGCCACAGATGCGCGCGTACACCGCTCGCATGCAGTCCGAAGAGGACCCATGGGGATACACCAAGGAGTTCTTGGGCAACATTCTGCCGAGTGCGGGACGCGCCGGGCGGGACACCGTGCGCGGTGTGCTCGCCCTCGGCAAGCAGGTCGCGACGGCACCCTATCAGGTCGCACAGGCTGCGCTCAGCGACGAGAAGACCCTCGGTGACGTGGACCTTGGCAAGACGCTGGTAGGACTCCCGTCCGCGGTGGTTCAGACCTACCGTGACCGGTGGGCCGACGATGAGGCTCGGGCGCGCAACATTCGAGACGACCCGTTCGGCATGGCATCGGACGGCGCAGCGGCTGTCACCGCGCTCGGTGCGGTTCGCGCCGGAGCCAAGGCCGCGGTCAACACGGTTGGCAAAGGTGCGTACCGTGTCGCGGCTGAGCGCATCGCCCCCACCGTCAAGCGTGAGTTTGGCGGTGCCGGCAGTCTGGCCCGAGCCGGCTACGCTGAGGAGATTCCGCTCACCACGCGTGGTGCGGAGCGCGCCTCTCAGTTGGGACGGTCATCCGCCGACGAAGCGACTCGACTCATCGCCGAGGCCGCTCAGCGACGACCAGCCGTGGCCGGATTGCTCGATGAAGGGCGAGGCCCGGTGCCTCTCGGCCCTGCACCTGTGCCATCAGGTGGAGCGTCAGCAACCACACCCGCCGTGGTGGTGCAACCTCGTAGGGTGGGGCCGGTCGGCAACGCCGAGGAACTTGCCGGACGGTCATGGAACCCCGTCTACGGCGGCAATCCGGCGTCTGGTGCTCCCGGTGCTGTTGCCGATACCGTCGCCGGCCCCGGTGTAGTCTCCCGTCCGCTCCGCGCCCCGGCTGGCACTGGTCCAGTCCCCGGCATGGTTGGTCTGGACGATGCGCTCCGGTACGTGCCCGGTGAGGCCCGAGCCTACGCAATGGACCTGTTGCAGCAGCCGAGCAGGTCCGCGGCGATGGAGAGCGTACAGGGCACGATGCGTAAAGTCGCTGAAGGTGCGCCGCTCTCCTTGCCTGAAGCACAGTCGCTGAAACGCTACATGCAGGACGTAGCGGACGATTTCAGGCGCGCGGCGGAAAGCGGACGTGACGTGACCGGCAAGGCGGAAGGTCAGTTGGCCGATGCCGTGGCCCGCGGCCTGCGCGAAGCGTTGGAACGCGAAACGTCGATGCTGCCGGACATTGTCAGCGGTCAGCGTGTGGCCGACCCACGATTCACCGGGCGCCTCGCCGACATCAACGGTCGGACCCGAAACCTGATTGGACTCGAAGAGGGCGCGGAACGTGTGGCGCAGAACAGCAACATCATTCCGAACCTAATGAGCGCCGGCTTCGGCGCGTTGTTCGCGAGTCAGCACGGCGCGAAAGGACTGCTTGCGGCGTTGCCCGGTATGGTTCTCACGAGTCCAAGCGCCATGTCTCACGTCGGACTCGGACTCAAGCGCGTCGCTGCATCTCCAGTGCTGACCCCCCGTGTGCTTTCACCGATGACAGCGGGTCCACGAAGCGCGTTGCTCACCGAACTACTGGCGCGGGAGCAGGCCAGACAGGCAGAGGAAGGCCGGCGATGACGAGGCTCGAAATCGCCGCGCACGTGGCACGCACCAACACGCTACTCGAAACCATTGCGGCCTCACAGGAAAAGACCGAGCAGCACTTGGCGACACAGAACGGTCGATTGCGGAAGGCCGAAGCCAGCGTGACCCGCCTGAACCTCGTCGTGTTCGGCATCGGTGGTCCGAGTGCGCTGGCCATGCTGGTCTGGTTTCTGCGATGACGAACACCTTTCACGTCACCATCCAGTCCCAACTGATGCGTCACGAGGCGTTGCGGCTCAAACCGTATCGGTGCACAGCGGACAAGCTCACCATCGGGGTCGGTCGCAACATCGAGGACGTAGGCATCTCGAAGGACGAGGCGCTGTACCTGCTCGACAACGACATCGCGGCGTGCATCGCGGACCTGCGCACGTTCCCATGGTTCACTCGGCTCGACGCGGTTCGACAGCGCGCGCTCGTGGACATGCGGTTCCAGTTTGGGCCGTCGCGATTCCGAGGGTTCAGAAAGATGCTTGCCGCGCTGGAGAGTGGCGACTATCGCACGGCGGCAGCAGAGGCACGAGACTCGAAGTGGGCGCGGAGCGACAGCCCTGCACGGGCTCGGACCGTGACGGCAATGATTGAGACGGGAAAGGAACCGGTCTGAGCAATGGCGATTCTTGATTTCTTGAACATCGGCACCAAAATCATCGACAAGATAATTCCGGACCCGGCTCAGAAGGCCGAGGCGAAGCTCAAGCTGCTCGAACTTCAGCAGGCCGGTGACCTGAAGCTGCTCGACGCCGACATGCAGATTGCGTTGGCGCAGAACGAGACGAATAAGGTGGAGGCTGCGGACCCGAGCCTGTTCAAGTCAGGCTGGCGCCCCGCCGTGGGATGGGTCTGCGTATTCGGGCTCGCCTACACGTTCCTTGGCCAGCCCCTCATCGCGTGGGGTTCGTCCGCGTACGGTGTACCTGCGCCACCGCAACTCGACATAGGTGACCTGTTCACGCTGCTCGCCGGTATGCTCGGTCTTGGCGGTTTCAGGACCTTCGAGAAGTTCAAGAAAGTGGCCTGACCCAATCCCGGTGCAGCCGGTGAAAATTCGGTCTGCTTTCAGTCTTTACTGCAAAAATTTGGTGCGCTCGGACAGGTATGAAACGATGTGGTGTGGGCGCCGACCGAACCGCCGCTCGCTGCAACTGGTTGCGCCGCCGAGCTAATCATCCAAGCGTTCACACGGCACTATCTGAGTACTGGTCCCCGCGGTGGACCGACGAACTGATTGGACAAAAAGCAACAGGGGCTCGCATACCTCAGAGGGCGGGCAGAGGGTTTTCGACGCGGCATACTCACCATCGCAAACGTAGAGGGCGGCGCCAGAATGGCTAGGCGATATGGGGCCACGGACGGCGAAGTTGCGGCCCTACTCGGACCTTACGGACTGCACTGGGATGAGACCGAAGAGCGTGTCATCGACCCCGGCCAAGGTGTCTAGATACACGGCCGCCAGTGTGACCACCGTCGCGGGCGCCTACATAAGGCATGACCCCGCAATCCGCCAAAGCCAAGGGGCGCCGGCTCGTGCTGGCGCTCCGCGACGCCATCCTCAACACCTTCCCACAACTCGAACCTGACGACCTGATTGTTCCGGCCACGTCACAACCGGGATGCGACCTGAAGTTGTCACCCCATGCCCGACGCCTCTTTCCATTCGCGGTGGAATGCAAGAACACCGAGCGTTTTGAAGTCTGGAAGGCGATAGCGCAGGCCGAGGCGAACTGCGGTGACGGGCTGACCCCGCTCGTGGTGTTCGGTCGAAACCGGAGCCACACCTACGTGGTGCTCCGGCTCGACCAGTTTCTTGCCTCGCTCCCGCCTCAGTGTGTGGACTCGGCGGCTCCTCCGTCCACTGCGGATTCCACGCGCTCGTAAAGCGCATCGACACAATCGTTCAGCATCGAGCGTCGCCACTCGGCATCATCGTGGGTCATCACGATGTGGTCCGCGATGGTGTGCATCGCCTCGTCGTATCGAAGCGTGCGTTCCGCTTCGTCATGCGTCATTCCCGCCTGCTGATACTGCTCGAACGTGAGTGGTCGTTTCATCTCGACGCTCCTATGTTCGCGTGCTCGTGATTGAGCACGGGATACATCAGTGCACGTCGGTAGGACCAAGAAAAGTCGAATCATTTCATTGGCGAACAATACCGGAGATGCGGGCAACGGCGTGCATGATACCAGCGCCTTGAGTATTGGTGGGCGTGGTCGAGCTTGCGAAGCGCGAAACCTTGATATCGTCGGAAGAATGCCTGACGACACCGCAGCGACGCTGCGCGCGCAACGTGCCGCACTGGATAAGCTCATCGACGAGGCTCAGCGGCTTCGCACCGATGTGACGCTGCATCTCGAAAGCCTGCATCGACAGAAGTTGGCCGACATGCTCTACACTGGTCCGGAGCGGCGTAAGTCGTCGCCTCAGTCGTAGTCTCGCTGGCGAATCAATTCCACGACGAGCGGATGGTCCACTGGAACGACCAGCGCCGGACCGTCGTCCTCAACGGGCTCGGCCCATTTTGAGACGACCAGAAAGGTCGCAAGCGAAGCCGGCACATCGTAGACACGGCCTTCGACGAGCTTCCTCAATTCGACGCCGTCCACGGTGCCTGTCGGCTGCTTGATGATAAGAACACGCATGTTGGAGCAGGATACGCGAATTTGGTACTCCCAAAGCTCGGCTGCCGAATCGCTCGCGGTACCCCCCGAAAAGGTGAGTGCAGAGCAGCAAAATCCTACCGCTCAGGCTACCTGAACAGTGATACCGTCGCGCTCTACCAAAGGCGCGCGACGTGTCAAAGCCATGCGTCCTGCTCGTCGATGACAACTCCGACACGTTGGAGATGTACGCAGAGTTCTTGGTGTTCCACGGCTACGCGGTTGTGGTGGCGACGAACGGCCAAGAGGCGATTGAACAGGCGCGCAACGCACGTCCCGCGCTCATCGTGATGGACATCGCGATGCCGGTGCTCAACGGTGTTCTGGCGACGCGCTGCTTGCGCGAGGACTCGACGTTCCAGCAGACCCCCATCATTGCCTTGACCGGGCGCGTGCTTCAGCACGAGCGCGAGGCGGCGTTGAGCGCAGGGTTCGACGAGTTCGTCGGCAAACCGTGTCTTCCCGATGTGTTGCTGTCGATTGTTGAGCGTCTGGTGCGAACGTCACGGCCGCCGCATTAAACGTCTCGGCAAGTTCCTCCAACGAGCGAGTCGTATTCCTCGTCAGTCATCGGTGTACTTTGAACACCCGGTACGACGGTGGCAGGAACGGCTTGTCGTCCGGTCCCTTGACGTGGGGATGAATCCACACAGGGCTATGCGTGTTTCGCTTCGGAAACCACTGATTGCGCCAGTGCCCTTGTACCAGCCACCGATGCGCCCACTCCACGCCGGCAGCTTCGCGTGATGAACGCTCAGACTGTTCCTTCCGTCGCAACGCCACCGTATACACGTGGGGCTCGGTGCGCCCAGCCCGAACCGCCCGTTTAACCGCATGGCGCGGCAGGTGCTCTGGTGACGCTGTGAACACCTTCTGCGCCATGAACGCGTCGGCTGCATACAACCATCGCGTGATGGTCAGATGGACGGCGTCTGTGGTCTGCGTAGTATTGCCCCTCCACCACGTCACGTGAACCGCGCCCTGCGCCCAGTTCAAACCGCGCAGGAAGAGGCGGTCACAGTTGTCGCTTTCGTCGTGCACCCAAACCCATGCCAGTGCTTGAATCGGTTCTCGGTCCTCGCCGAACGGAATGAACAGTTGTGGTTTCTCGAAGCAGAAGAGCCCGCTCGGAAACATCGACGGTGGGACGGGGGCGTCAGAGAGAGGGTAACTCTCCGCGGCTGATGAGATGAGTTCAGATGTCTCCTTGGCGACCCAGAGTACGGGAAGTGTCGGGGACATGTCCCGCAGGTACATCTGTCGGACCGCTTCGGGTTGGCGAAAGCTTTCGTGTTCGTCGAACCGGAGATGACCACTCAAGACTCGGTCAGCCGACGTGATGAAGTCACTCGCCAAGTCCAAGGCTTCGCCGGGGCTCGTCGCATATTGCATCGACACAGACATCGACACCTCTCCAACGAGAGGAATCGGCCGCGGGATGCGCTACCTAAAGAGTCCGTTCGGCCCGCGAACACCTCGAAGTACAGAATAGGTACAGTGGCTCGTGACCGGGGTTCCGTTCCAACCCGTCTGACTACACATGTCGTCAGACCACAGAACACCGAAAAACTGGCGAAACCGAGTGCATCGCGTCTCCAGCCCCCCGCTGTACCTGATTTGTACCTGCACCCCTGTTTTTGAGCCATTTTGGCCGTTCTGACTTGCGAAATTGCTCAATATATTGGCAATTTTGCTATTCGGGATAGAACAACTCCCGCCGCCTCCACCATTCGACTCACCTGCGCTTCGCCTTCGGCGAACCGCAGGTTCGCTCATGGCGAACCATCTCCAGGGAGAATGCCCTGAGTAAGCGGTCGGCCAGCCAATGGCGGGGCGAGCGCGTATCGAAGGGCCTTCGGCGAACCGCAGCTTCCCTGCCCGGTCACGTCACTGAAACCTCAGCGCGGCAGTGACGTAGCCCCCCGACTTCAGTAAACCCGTTCTGGGGAGTTTTTAGGCCACTTTCTGGCTCGGACTGGCCGACCCGCAGCCCCTTTCCGCTGACGCACTGATGGGTGTTTTCGTCAGCGCTCCGCTGATGTGCAAATCTGTAATCCCGCCCTGACCGGGAAGACCCAACCATGACACGTCTGACCGACGGCAAACGAGATTCGGCAGCCTGCCACGACGAGGGCCGCCCTGACTGCTGCGATGGGTTGAAGTTCGGACTGGGTAACAAGCACGAAAGATGGGTAGTGGGCTACTTTGATTTTGTCGCGCTCGCGTCGGCCTCTTGCCTTACGTAGACAAGCGCCTGTCGTCCGTCGCAGGCGTTTTGATTAAGCGTTCCGTCGGCCACTTCGAGATGGAACGTTCGCCAGACCGTCAGTTCGTCGCCCTGGACGACGAACACGTCGCGCGATATTCCCGTGCCTTGAGCGCGTGGGTGTCGATTCGTCACGGCAAGCCAGCCAGCATCAATTGACGCACTGGCTGCTCCACTGAAGTTTCCGCCGCCAACGTTCGTCACGCTCCCGTCGAGCCTGATGAGCCCGGTTAGGCGCCGGGACTCGAAACTGACGCCTACCGCGGAAACGCGGATTCGGATCGTTTCATCGACGGTGTTGCCGCAATAACCTTCGACGCCCTTGGTTCGATCACGTATCCACACACCGTCGAGACTCGCGATTTTGTCTGTCAGCGCGATCGGCTTGCCCTGAGCGAACGCCCAAACCGGGCAGCACAGGAGGGCGGCGACCACGACAAGAACCGATCGTTGCAT